CGGTATACAAAGGACTTTTCTTGGGGATTCTACTGCACGAACAACTATCAGCAAGCCTACCGCTGGGCAGACCGCCGTTCTGCCGATGGCCTTGTGAACGTCTATCGCTATGCAGAAAATCCCGACCTGAAGATCCTGCGTTTCCCTGAAATGTCGGACGAATGGCTGGATTTTATTGCAAAATGTCGTGCAGGCGAAACCCATCCCTACGATATTGTGGAGGGACCCATGGCAGACGACACCATTTGGGATTACGTCAACGGATTTACGTCCGGGCAGATCAGTCGTGAAGCATTTTGGGCCTTGGCGAAATTCAAGCATCCAACACATCAAATCAGCTTTCATACCGTAAACGCTTTGCACTGCCTGATCTTTGAGAGGAGTGAACCCATCCATGACCGAAAAGCAGAAAAATGATGTTCTCTATGTTTGCAGCCTGATCGAGACCATTGCCCGCAAGACCAAAAATCATCGGCAGGATGTGATCCGACACTTCACAAAAGCCGACATCGAACGGCAGCTCCGGCTGGCAGAAGTGAACCATTGCCTGTCCTTTGAGCAGGTTTCAGATGAGTTGATTGACGATTTCAACATCCCGGAGGGGGATTTTGATACCGCCGCAGAGTGCCGCTATACGGTTCCTTCTGCAACCTCCATCGGAATGCTGTATCAGGGGCTGGTGCTGTCCACCATGAAGAATGAGGATGCAGCACAGGCAATTCTGGATGTTTTTTCGTCGTTTATCACGGATGAGATCTCTGATTTCAATTCCAATGTATACTACACTAATCCTGATTATCTCCGCTGCTCCTATCTGGAGGGCAAGATGCTTGCTTGAAAAAGGATTATTATAATGGCAAAAAATCAACATAATGCAGGGCTTCATTATAGACCTCTCAATCAACTTGGATTATCAAACTTCAATGATCATATAGAAAATCCCATTGATAGTCGTTTTAAGTTTAATCCTCCCCCTCTAAAATGTGGTAAGCTTTTTGGACTTTGCAAAGTTGATCGTCAAAAAGAAGAGCTTCAGAAACATTGCCCATGGCATCCGCTTCTAAAAATGAAGGCATTCACATTAGAGATTGACGGAGAAGCTGAATACATTTGAACGATATGCGGCCGTACTGCAAGCACCAAAAAGAACTTGGCTGGGACAAACTGGCTGTCACGCCTGTCACGCTGTACCACTACCGGTTGAACAGCAAAACCCTTCGGCGGCAGGAATCCATGAAGAAAAGCTCGTGGAAGATGCTCTGCGATGGCATGACCACAGCCCTGAACGATAACCAGATCGAAGTTGCTAAGTTGCCGTACAGTCTTACGCTTCCTCACGAAATCTCCGGCGATGCAGCTTTGTATTACGAACCGCAGAAGCCTCTCTATCCCGGAATGGCTGGTGCGACCGAAACAAAGGCCCTCGGCTGGCTCCATCCTGAGGAACACCCTGATGGCATTCTCGGCAAGCCTTGCCCGGTCTGCGGCTACAAGTACGGCCACTCGTGGTTGACGGAAGAAGTTCCGCAGGATGTGATTGACTGGCTGTGCAGCCTGCCTGAGTCGCCCGTCGAACCGGCGTGGGTGTGATTATGAGTGACTATGAGCAGCTTTCCATGTTCACCATGAACGTAGACCCGGTTACTGCCATCTGTTGCATGGATGGTTGCCCGGCGCGGGCCAGTCCGGTGGAGCCGTGGATGGCGGCGCTCATCCCAGCCGGAGAATATGTGGTGCAGATTGCTGGGCATCCGCTGGTTCTGCGGCCCATGCCCGGCAGACAGGCCGACATCCAGCGTGGGCATGAATACTACCACTACATGATCGGCGGGCGGCTTTATGCCGGCACATTCGTTGGGAGGGATTCTGGATGATGGACAAGATCGTGGTCACAGCGGCGGACATCGAAAAGCTCCTTGCATGGCGGGATGAGCACAACGATCTGGTTCGTTCGATGCCGGTTCCCCTGCGAGAAGTGGAAATCCAGATTGTCGAGAGCGGCATCTCCATCAAGTGCTTCCGCTCTGACAAGAAGCTGAAGCTCTACCTTGACAGTCCGACCCGGAAGCTCGGTCACGTTGCCTTCGCTCCACTGGGCAACGGCTTGTGGAAGAAGAAAGTGAGTACGCTCCCTGCGGACTGCAACCCAGCCGAAACCGAACAGGGCGCTTTGACCGTGTATGGCTCCTTGATGGCGCTGATGGCGTATGGAACGGGCAGCATCCGTGGTGGCGTGGCTACCACAACCTCGAAGGCTCCTGCTGAACGTAAAAGCTCCACAAAGCCGCATACGGCAAGCACCACATACATCATTCACTCGGCCGGAAAACAGCTTACAGTGGTTCCTAGAGGCCACCATGCAAGCCCGGCCTGTTCCTTTACCGTAAGAGGCCACTTCCGCCACTACAAAAGCGGCAAGACGATCTTGATTGCGGAGTACCGCAAGGGGACTGGCCGCAGCCGGGGCAAGACCTACAAGATCGGAGGTGATCTGGATGACCGAGAAGTCCGAATGGCAGTTCCTCGTTGATTACGTCAAGGATGACACGACAGATTTCTACAACGATGCCTGCCAGAACCAGCTTGTGGCCTTGTGGACCTCGTACTGCCTGCATAACAGCCTCGATGTCGATACAGCGATGTACGATGCAGTTTTGATGGATTTGTTCAACGCTCTCTCCGATGAACAGAAAGTCGAACTGCACTGCACCGGCTTCTCGGAGCTTGATAGTATGATGGCCCAGTGGCTTGTCTGAAAGGAGATAAAAAATGAGCGACATACGGTTAGTTAATGTGGTGCCCATCGTCAACGGATGGAACGATGCGGCGAAGAAGAATCTGGAGGAGGCCAAAACCTTGATGGCCTCCGGGAACCATCTCGACTACAACGCGGGCGTTGTCAAGGAAAGCGCTGCGAACCTCGTTTCCGGGTTTGCCGATGACCTGATGAAAGCTCCTGCTGTTGACCCGGAGAGCCGACGGCCTGTATCTCATTGGGTTTTGCAACGCAGTGTCGCGTATTGCGAAAGATGCCGCAAAGGGTACAGAATTACGAATGGAGGAGCGAACGTCTTGACGTTTAGCTATTGCCCGAACTGTGGTGCAAAGATGGAGGATAACAATGCCTGAAATCAAGATTTTTGATGCCCTGCCTGAAGAAGAAATCCTCGCTCAGATGGAGGAGGAATGCGTGGAAGCGTCCAAGGCGGCTCTGAAGCTCCGCCGGGCGCGCAGCGGCGTGAATCCTACGCCGGTGTCCGAGAAGGATGCCTTCGAGAATCTGGTCGAAGAGTTGGCCGACATCTACCTTTGCAGCATCGTCTTCTTCGGCGGCGAGCTGGATGACAACGACCCCTGCAATATGTGTGATGCGGTCGGCGACCGGATGGTCGAAATTATGGAGCAGAAGCTCGCCCGCTGGAAGTACCGCTTGATGAAGAAGGAGGAAGTCGATGTCCCTGAAGAATAAAGCAGTCCTCATCAGCATTCGGCCTGAGTGGTGCGACCTCATTGTGCAGGGCAAGAAAACCATTGAGGTGCGCAAGACCCGTCCGAAACTGGAAACGCCGTTCAAGGTGTACATCTACTGCACGAAAATTCCTGATTGGTTGCGAACTGTAAGCCATGAATGGCAACGGCTTGACAGAAAAGTTATCGGCGAGTTTATCTGTGATAAAGTTTTGGAGCTTGCGCCGCTGAACCGTTCGCCTGATGACATAGAACAGCAGGCCTGCATGGACAGGGATGCCATTGTCCGCTACCTGAGATGCAAAGGCTGGGCATGGCATATCTCAGACCTGAAGATTTATGACCAGCCCAAGTCCTTGTCCGGCTTTTCTAGGCATGACTTTCGTGGCATGAACGGAACCGATGTCTGTGGGAATGAGAGCTGCGAGCATTATCAGCCGTCTGGAAGCTATATGCTCCCGCCGACCTGCGCAATCAATGGCTGCTGTTTGAGCAAGCCGCCCCAGAGCTGGTGCTACGTTGCTGAGGCAGAGGAGGATGACGCCTTATGAGTAAGAAACGGTATCTTGAAGCTGAGATGCTGAAAGAGTTCCTGCGCATGGGCATGAAGGTAGGCCATATCCACACATTACGGGATGTGGAGAACTATATCGACACCCAGCCAGAAGCTACCCCGCAGGAAGTGGCCGGTCAATGCTGGAGAAATTCCAAGTATGACCCGCCAACAGAAGCGGATGCTGACAGACTCGGAAGAATCATTGTTTGGGGAGCCGCGGTCAAGCACGTTGACATCACATATTGGGAGAATGCAATTTTTCACCCTGTGGACGTTCCGTTCTGGATGCCGTTGCCTGTAGCGCCGGAGGAAAAAGCAGAATGACACGTAAAGAAATGCTTGACCTCAGCATTGCAAGTGATGGATTTCGTAATGCGGTCAGAAGAGCGCTGTTTGAATGCTCCAAATTTCCGCCCTGCACTGAGCGAATGATCGTTGAGGGAAGACTGGCTGAAGCGCTGTATTTTTCAGAGCGGATGATGGAAAAAACGTACAAAGACCTTGAAACGGAGGGAAAAACTAATGTGGGCTGAAATGTCTGATGCAGCCAAGTGGCTGGCTGTTGGAGCTGCGATTGTCGCAGCCATTATCGTAACCGGGCAAACGTACCCGTTGTGGTTCTTTCTGATTCCGATGATCTGTTGATGAGGAGGTGCTGACCGTGGAACTGAAGAACAGCGAGCATTACAACGACCCGACGCCGTATGAAGCACACAAGAACATCCGCAAGGAGGAACAGCTTGAAGCTGCCCGGATGCGCACCATCAGCGCATTGGTCAGCGCATTGAAGCAGGTAGCCGATCTCGCCGGGTTCGAGATCGTGGGCCGGGTTGTTCTTATGGACAAGGATTCCGGGAGGATTTTCAGATGAGTACCCCAAAGTGCGAGATGTGCGGACGGGACATACCGAACGCCAAGAACCGCCAGAAGTTCTGCCCTGACTGCGTAAAGAAACGTCAGGCCGCGCAATCCCACAAGCCTTATCTCAAGCACCGCGAGTATTATCTGGAACGCAGCCTTGCTCAAGCTGAACGTCGGAAGCAGGAAGCGCTGGAGGAAAGGATGCTGGAGGAACTTTTGCTCGCAAAAAGACCGGAACCGAAGTACAGCATCACTCAGGTGGTCGAAAAGGCAAAAGACCTCGGCATCAGTTACGGCTGGTGTTCGTATCTGCTTTCGGTCGGAAAAGTCTGTATGGAATGAAAGGAGAGCGCTTATATGACGCTGATTACGAAGTCCGAAGAATTGATGGCCGTTTCTGTCCGGCAGGGCGTAGAGCTTGCCGCCATTGAGGCCAAAGTGCTGCTTGGCTATCTGGAGGGGCATGACTACAGCCTGATGATGGATGATAAGTTCCATCTCGTCCTGCACGACAATCAGGACGGCGAGAATGCCGACAACGATCAGCCGTACACCATCCGCGACTGCATCGACTTCTGTCAGGAGATGAACAGTGAGCTTCTTCTGGAGGAAGCGGGAAAAGAAGGCGGCGACCCGGACTACTTCAGCGAGCTTCAGAAGGACGAGCTGATTCTGGGTCTGATGATGGGACGCGCTAAGGCAGTGCTTCCGCCCCGGACCAGCACCTACGATGTGGTCATCATCGAATACCTGAAGAAGGTCGTACCCGTCGAAGCCGCAAGTTGGGAAGAAGCCAAGATGCTTGTCAACGAGGCGTGGGACAACGGAACCTACGTCTTGACCGCAGATGACTTTGCCGGAGTGAACTTTACGCTCGGCCGCTGATACCGTCCAAAAAGCGGTTGCATTATCGGCAAGTATCTGCTAAAATAGAAATACGCGGTGCTATGCCGAACAAAAAGGCCCCACACGGGGCTTTTTTGCTGCACAGATACAAACAATCTTTGGATGCAATGATAGCGTTTCTGACGAAACCAGAGGCACTCCTGCGTTTTGAAAATGCTCGCGTTTTCGCTACTTTCCATACTGGCATCCCGACTCCCGTCAGTATGGGGGACGCATTGCGAAAAAACTGTATCCGCAGGCTGACATTACTGTTGCTGGCTTTGAGACCACCGACAGGCGTGACTTTTATGATCTAGCCGTGGGCAACGTACCTTTTGGTCAGTATAAAGTCAACGACAAGGCGTACAACAAGCTGGGATTTTCTATCCACAACTACTTTTTCGCCAAAGCCATCGACCAAGTGCGTCCGGGCGGCATTGTTGCCTTTGTTACCAGCCGCTACACCATGGACAGCAAGGACAGCACCGCCCGCAAGCACATGGCAGAACGCGCCGATTTGCTGGGGGCTATTCGATTGCCCAACAACGCTTTCCGTGCCAACGCTGGTACGGATGTTGTCAGCGATATTATCTTTTTGCAGAAGCGTGACCGCCCAGCGGATATCGAACCTGCATGGGTGCAGCTTGGCAAGACCGAAGATGGCTTTGCTGTCAACAGCTACTTTGTTGAGCACCCGGAGATGGTGCTGGGCGAACTGACCGCAGAAAGCACCCAGTACGGACGAGAGGAACTGACCGTTGCGCCCCTTGAGGGCACCAGCCTTGCCGACCAACTTGCAGAAGCAGTACAGCATATTGAGGGGCAATACGCCGAAGTTGAGGTAGAAACACCAGATATTGCGGATGCCGAAAACGAGAAGCATATTCTCCCGGCTGACCCGGATGTGAAAAACTTCTCCTACACGGTGGTGGACGGTGAGGTGTTCTACCGGGAAAACTCCGTGATGACGCAGGTGGAACTGTCCGACACCGCCAAGGGACGTGTCACCGGCATGGTGGAGCTGCGGCAGATCGTCAACGACCTGATTCAGCAGCAGTTGGAGGATTACCCCGATGCCGATATTAAGGCAACACAGGAGCGTTTGAACATCGCCTACGATGCCTTTACCGCCAAATATGGCTTGCTGAACGACCGCAAAAACGGGCGGCTGTTTGAGCAGGATTCTTCCTATTATCTGCTGTGTTCACTGGAAAATCTGGACGAACAGGGGCGGCTCAAGAGCAAGGCGGCGATGTTCACCAAGCGCACCATTCGCCCGGAGCGCACCGTCACCAGCGTGGACACCCCCAGCGAAGCGTTGGCGGTATCTATTGGTGAGCATGGCAAAGTGGATTTGCCCTATATGGCAGAACTGCTGGGCACTCCCGGTGAGTACGGG